ACGCTTTCCAATCTTTCATCTTGTTCTTGCCGACCATCCATCCGTTTGCTTCGTAATGGTTTAACCAGTTCTCTGCGATGTCGTTCATCCCTTGTTCGGTCATATACTCTTTGAGTTGTTCAATGGTGGGTTTTTGGAATCGTGCTACCTTCTTTTTTTCAATTAAATTTTCATTTTCATTTTCATTTTCCATATGTTCAACATATGATAAAGATGTGTTATTCATATCTTCTTTCTTCTTACGATTGTTTCTCCTTGATTCGGAGTACGCTTTACGCTTATCAACCTCCTCTTCCAACCTGATGTTGTAGAACTTGCCTTGTTCATCTTTTTGGAATTTGGTGAATACATCTTCGTCATATGAACCACATATGTGCAACATATCTTTTTCGGATAAGTGACCTTTTTGATGTTGGATACAAAGCAAGGTGATGAACTTGCCTTTCTGCTCCATTGACATCAACAATGTCCCGGTCAAAAAGTCCGAAGAATAAAACAGGAACGCTGGATCTTTGCTCATAGGTAGAAAAATCGTTGGCGTTTTGATTTATTATATATGCGACTTGCGTGTTTAAAATAATTTTCTCCAATTTCTAAACAAGCAATAGTCAATGAATTATATTTTTTACCACTGACAATATCGGTAACTGGCTTTGAAATAGCCAATCGTTTACCTTCAAACAAACCTGTATCCCAAGCATGTTTATGATTTTCTTTATGAGTTACCCATTCAAGGTTGTCAATGTGATTGTTTGTCTTATTGCCGTCTTTGTGATTGACTTGTGGCTTGTTATCAGGGTTTGGAATAAATGCCAAAGCAACTAATTTGTGAATTTTAACTTGATAAATATTTGATTTTATACTTAAAGAAATAACCGGATATTTCAATCCAGGTCCTTGCATTCTTTCTTTCAAAATCCGTTCCTTGCCAAACTTAAAACTCTTGACTCTTCCCCAACTGGAGACATAATACTCCCCATTGCACTCGGCAACAGGTTTCCATTGTTCTTGTGTGTTCATTTTTTCCGCATAAAAAAAGCTCCCAAACAAATACCCAAGTGCGAGTTGAGTATTTGCCGAGAGCAAAAGGTCTTTGTTAGTTGTCTCGCACACAACTGAATACATCACAAATATAGCGATTTAGTTTGATTGTTTCAACTTAAAATCTTTCTTGATCCGTGAATAAAGATACCGGGCTTTCCACTCACTGCACCCCATACGCTCTGCGATTAATCTCCAGCAATGGTGATAGTCCTCACGAAGGATGGCGATTGCCCACATCAGGTTGTAGGTGCTTTGTTTAGTCATTGTTACCTCCGAATATTTTCTGCTTCATAAAGATTTCCCACCTCATTCTAACACTACCTTCACTATCAAGCTGATCAGTTTCAAAAAGTTCTCTAGGTGTAGATATAATATCCCAACCCTCAGAACCTAATTCGTTTAGTTTTTTGCTTAATTCTGGTCTACTTAAAGTCATAAACCCGTATTGATATTTAAACTTATCTTGTTGTTTATTGTTGCTCATTTGCTACCTCCTTGTACTAAGTCACGCATCCATTTTGCACCATAAATTCTACCAAATTCTTCTGCACCTGTTGGTTCACACAAAGATTGCATTTCAGCCCATTTTTCTATCTCCTCATCACTTAGTAGTTCAATAGGGGTTAAAAGTGATACAAATGAATCGGCTTGATCTTCGTCTGCTAAATGTATTTTTAACAAACTTAAAATTTCTTCTTCTGTGTATAGTTTCATGATTTGTTTATTGTTGCTCATTTGTTACCTCCTTTGATTTCAGTTAGTTTTTCTTCTATGCATTGTTTTTGATACTCAAGATGCAGTATTTCTGAGTGTTTTTTGATTACTAAATACGCATTGTCTAATAATTCTTTTTCTTGTTCTGTTCGCCATCCTGTTTTCACAATGCACAGCGCATCAATTATCGATAGTTCTTTATTGTTGCTCATTGTTGCCTCCTGTGTTACGAACAACACCCAGATAAATAAAAGCATACATAATACCCAATACTGATAAGATAAGTACCGAATAAAATACTGCGTCAATTCTAGCGATTGCCCAACCAAGTAATAGTATTAATAATAAAATTGCTGATGTTGTTCTATGTATTTTCATACTTTGTTTATTGTTACTCATTTGTTATCTCCTATGTGAATTAAATTTTTACAATTTCCTTTGTGGGCAAATAATGCACTTCGGTCATAATCTCCCATAAAATACTCACATCCTTCAATCTCCACTACTTTTAATTGTGTAGCACTTACCCCAATTTTGACGCTGTGTTCAGTTAATTGTGTAGTTGTTGTTGGTTCCTTGCAACTACTTACCATTCCAATAAGTAATGTTGCTAATAATAGTTTGTCCACTGCTGTTTGTTGTTTATTGTTTGTCATTGTTCGTTTATGAATTTTGCGTAATCGTGTGCGTCCTGTTCACTCTCAAAGGTGGCGAGTAACTCACCGGCAAAGTACACACGCCACTTGGTGATGAAGTTGATTGTTGCTTTAATGACGACCGCTTTCATTCTTGATTGCGTTGTACTGATTCTCCCAAATTTGTGCTTTGTCTTCCAACTCGGCTTTGGTTTTCTCGTGTTCCATCTTCGCCAAGTTCAATTGGTTGGTGGCAGTTTGCAAGTCAATGCGATTCTGCCAAAGTTCCCCTTCCAGTTCGGTGTTGATGCGATGTAGACGGTAGATTTCTTCCAAGTAACTTTGTGACTTCTTTTCATCAGCATACACCTTGTACACCAATAGGACGAATGTCAATCCAAATAGTATTGTTGTTATCATTTTGCTTTTCCTTTGTAGAATTTGTGATTGTAAATTGCCTGACTGAATTGGTCAAAGTCAGGATTGTACTCGTCCCTCTCAAACTCGTATGGTTTGGCTTCGGGAAGTTCTTGCTTCATTGACTTGCGGAATGCGTGGATTCCGTAGCCCACCGCAAATGCGATGGGAGTCAAGATGATTGGGTAGATGATGTCTAATGCCATAGTTCAAACAAACAACATATTTTTCACTTATGCAAATTTATTTTCTAAATCTTTTTGTGAATGGACGATTTATTTTGTGATTGACAAAAATAGTTCTCCAGCGTAGGTCAACTTTTCGTCAATTATCTCTTGCGAGTCCTCGTCCAAAGTGATGAGCGTTCCTGTGACCTTCTTTCCATCGGGCATTCGTGGATCGTATGAAACGAAAATCCCTTCGGTCAACCCGGTTGCAATCATTCCCATCTGCATCTGCCAATAATACTCCGTCCGTTTGCTCTTTAGTTGCTCGTTGTTTTTGATGAAGAAGTTTTGAAGGTGGTTGCCTGAATTAAAAGGACATTTGATTTCAATGAGCTTCTCACCAAGTGCATCGGGAGAGTAACCACCCCAAAGTCCATAGGTGATGAAGGTGTAGGTCTCCGCTCCATAGTAGGTATAGAAGTCATCGGTTTGTTGCTGGAAGTAGTGGAAAGCTTCTTTCTCGTGTTCCTTGCCCCAATCCAAAGCACGACCATAAATCTCCGTGCGATTGCCTGTGAGATACTCCGCTGCTTTCTCAAACACAAATGACTTTGCCGTCTCCGAAAGGAACTCCGATTTTGTTTTCGGAGTCCCCATCAGTTTGTGAATTTCGGAAGCGGTGAAGCGTGACCTTCTCAAATCTTGCCAATCCTCCTCCGTCAAAGAAGAGTGAATAGTTGGAAGTTGATGTTTCATTTCTCGCCAATTAATAGTTTTTGGTTGACTGGAGAGACATCGTACTTGTTTGTGATGTCGGTCATCAGTCCACCGGTCTTGAGATGCTCCATTGCTTTTGCCCAATTAGGATGCTTGGGAGTGAGTTCTTCTTTCTTTGGTGCAGATGTTCTACCCATTGCCTTCTCACCGTCATCGTCATCGTCAATGTTCAGGTTCAAGATAGAACCGAGTGCATACCTCCGAGCGTAAGTAATTGCCGAACCCATCGCTTGTGGATCGTTCTGCTTTGCCACAGGCATCGTGTAGGATGACTCCATCCACTCACCTGATTCGGAGTGTAGGATGATGGTTGTGAGTGCGTCACCATCGGGAAACTGACTGACTGCCAATCCACATTCGCTCAATGGCTTTTGGATGGTTGACAAGATGTTTGCCAATGACGCATACTTTGACTTGAAGAAAGGATTGTTGGACTCCTTTGCTACCTTGCTCACCGATGCTTGGAATTTTACCAACGCACCAGCGATGTTCTTGATTGATTCTGATTTATTCATAGGAAATTTGTTTTTTGTCCGAGCATAAATAACACTGTGAACTTGTCGGGTTCAAGATAGAAGAACCGCTCCGATTCAATGCCGACCAAAGTGGTCTCAACGCATCCACCGAAATAGACATCACGCTTCAGCATATACGGCTCAAGTTCATCAAAGTGGTGGTTCAGTAAATAGTCATCCACTTGCTTGTCGGTATAGACATACCTATCCCCACCGATTGTGAGAATCCATCCGTTGATTGTTGCCTCAAGCATTGTTCACCTCCTTCAATGCAATCTCAATGACTGACTTGGCTTTGGGAGAAACGATGTTCCCCTCAATCAAATACTTTCTAACCGTTGGGAGAGATACCCCAGCTTTACGAGCGACTGACTGCAATAGTCCTTGTCTTCGTTTCATTTTAATCTCTTCAATTGCTTTCGTGTAATCCATAACGAGAGCAAAAGTAAAGTAAACTTTCTAAATATGCAAGTATTTTTTTCTTTTTGTGAATTAACTTTTCACTTCCACCGCAAATATCAAGTCACCAAGACGAGCATTCAACTCGTTTACTAACTCCATTTGTAGTGATTCGGTGAACGCATCCGACAAGAAGTGGGTTGCCTTCGTACCTCTGCGGTGAATCTTCCGAGCGATGGCTTTGGCAAGTGACTCATAAGACATATCAGGGTTGGTTGGCTTGATTCCTTTGTAAGCGATCCATTCTTGAATTGATTGCCATAGATACGGAGTGCCTTCGGTGTGACCATTCCTTGTTGGCTTCCTTCCGTATTCCACAAACTCCCAATAATCTTCAGCCATCAAAATTGTGTTGATGGATGTCGGTGTTTTGATAATCTCTCCCGGTACAAAGGATTGTTTCAAAGCGGATGATGCATTGATTTTCTTCTCATCCATTGACCGAGCGATTTCGGGATATACCTTTTGATTCCACCAATTCTCAATGATTTGATGCAACAGGTCATCATTCCCACCTTGACCAAGAAATGTGTCAAGTGAATCGCCTAATTTACTGATGTCTATTTCAGCCATCCTACAAGCGTCAAAATGGTTAGACCTATACTTATACTCTTGAACACCGACAAAGTGCGTGAGATGGCTTTATTTTCGCTCACAAGGGCATCATTCTTCTCACGGAGATATGCGTTGTTGATTCTCACCTTGACGATGATGGAATCTTGCTCTGCAATAATGATGGAATCCGATGTCACAATCTTACGAAGAACCGTGACTTGTTCTCTTGCGATTGCTCCCTTGACCAAATAGTGGTTCGCTTGTTTGATGGTGTTGGTATCAACAAGGACTTGTCCATAACTGGTCAACGGAAGGAGCAGAATCAACAAGAATCTCATCTTATAAAGTAGCGTTTTTCTTGGTTTGTTTTTCCTTCTCTGCGATGAGCTTGTCAAGATACCACTTTGCTTTGTACAAATCTTCCAGTCCGTTCTTGTCTTCGCATCTCCACAGGTACTTGATGACATTGGCGGTGCAGACGGCAATGAGTCCCTTCTTCCTGATGGTTGCTGACTCAATCGCATCAATGCACTCTATGTCTCCTTGTTTGTAGTGGGTTGGGTTAATTGCATCCATTTTCTCACAAAGGTATAGTAACTCTCTTCAATCACAATGATGTGTCCTCCGGTCATATACAACTGGGTGTTTTCAAAGATGGCAGATGCAGCAACAATGTGTTGCTCATTTACAAATCCATCTTCCAAGATTTGCACAATCTCAGGCTCAATCCCAACGGATTCAAGCCACGAGTCGTTGCGTTGCTCCATTATGATTTGCACTTTCATCATAATGTCTTATGCGTATAGGCGTTTATTTTGCGATTGGTTTTCTCATCTCGGAAGGGTTTCATAATCAACCAACGACCTCCGATTGGTTTTGGACTTGCACCCCTTTCAATGTGCCAACCCTTTGAGCCGTCTCCGTATTCTTCCTTGTATGCACTTGTCCGAATCATCAAGATGTCACGAAGCATCACCGTGTCTTTGTTTGTCAACTCCTCAACGGTGTAGGTCAACTCGTAGTCCTCGTGAACATGACCCATCCAAATAGCATCCGCTCCTTCTACATTCACGCTCATTCGGTTGTGCTGGATAGTGCCACGAGTAACCGCACCACCACCACCAAATCCGTGCATATATTTAATTTTATAAGATTGTGTACTGGATCCGTCCGTAAACTGATAGCGAATCCATCCACCATATCCACCAACTTGGATTGCACTACCTGTTTTATAGTTCAACAAAGTCACAAAGCGTTCAATGATGTCCGTCTCTTGTCTCTTTAGGATGGCGGTCTCGTGGTTTCCATAGCCGACTAACTTGATGAGATGGGCGTAAGGTGCAAACCAATCAACTGCGGTGTTGATGATGGCATCAAAGTAGTTTGCGTGGTTGTGTTCGGGACGGATGTCGCTCTTTGATTTGCGTGGATCGTACGCACCCTGCATTAAACAAAACAGGTCTCCGTTGATAAGGATGTCGTGATTCCCTTTGACTGCTTGGTCAAGGTGTTTCTTGAGCAAATCCCTATCACACTTGGGATTGTCCCAATGCAAATCAGAGATGAGCAGAACTTTCGTCTCCTCCCAGTTCTTGTCAACTCTCAATACATTGTTTTTTTTCATATAGTGTCCAAGTGGATGTGTAGTCCTATCGCCTTTTTAAGACCCTCTGCGGAAGGTTTAAAAGTGTCAAGGTATATTGTATCAAATGACTTGATTCGTTTCAGTAGCGTGTCTCTTACAAGTTTCTCTCTCTCAACGATTCTCTCGTGCATCTCTACATTGATAGGTCGTTCAATGCGTATTGGTCTTTCTAAATTCAAGAAAGCCAAAAACACACTACACAGGAACAACGCAAGTATCAAATAGATAAGGAGTGTTGACTTGGAAGTTGATTGCATATCCGCTTAATATATCAGTTTTGGCATCGTAGAAAGGTGAAGCGTTTGATGTTACCACCAATTCAAAGTCCTCATCATCTTGTGTGTTGTTGTCAATCAAAGCAAATACATCTGCAACGATTTGTGCGGTGTCCGAAAGAACCTCAACGACATTGCTCTCGCTTTCAAAGACACGATCCATCACCAACAATGCGAAATTGTAGGTCATTAGGTTGCCAGTTGTGGAGAGATTAAACCCATCAGGATACAACCAAACGAGCGGATAATACTCAACATTCTCAACCGTGAGATTGGATTGTTGACCGACTCCGAACTTGCCGACCATTTTATGGCTTTCGGCTGCCGCTTGGATTTTTGCTATGATTTGGTTTAGTGTCATTCTTCAGGAATTTGAGAAGCTTTGCCTCGTTGTTTTTCTGCCACTTATTTGTCCGTGTCGGGGAAGTCATAATTCCAAAAGCAATCTTGTGAAGTTGGAAGATAGATGCCACCCACAAAAGCGGTATTCTTTGGACGGATGGTGTCAATTGTATTGCCGGGATTCAAGAATAACGGATAGTCGTTGGTATTTGTACGCAAGTAATCACGCAACCTATTCGCATAGTATTCCGCTTTGTCACGGTATCTGCCTTCAATCATTGTCATCTCCTCAACGGATACGGCACGAGCGTTGTCACTCTCCCTACTTGCTACGCTCTTATTCATCAGTTTGAAGGTCATTGGAAGCATTGCTTCGGTCAAGGTGTAGTATTTCAAACAAGGTGCGATGTAAGAGTCCAAAAGCGTTGTATTCAATTGAGTCAATGTTCCAGCGAATGCCTGAACTTGCAACTCATTGTAAATGCCTGAACCGATGACATCCCTCACATAAATCTCTTGAGCTTCTTTGATTGCTGACTTGAGCAATTTATCGTCAACATTCTCATTCAAAGGAGTGTTGTCCTTCAAATAGGTTGTTGAAATGAAGTATACAAAGTTGGTCATCGTTTAATTCTCCTCAATAATTTTTGAACCCAAATGTGACGGCATTGTGGTGTGGTGATTCCTGTGCTTGGGTTGGTGTACCATTGACCTCTTCTCTTCCAAACATCATATCCCAATTCCGCTGACATCATATTGATGTCCTCACGAGAATACACACGACCACTATTCACAACATCCGTGCAGAACTTGCGAGATGTGTCAAGCAAAAGTCCTCCTGTGATGCCCGGTGCAAGTCCGTATTGATATCTTACAACCAATTCAGTTTGCAAATTCTTGATTTCTTCCAATCCTTTTGGGGTTGTCTCAAGACCATCCTCGTATGATTTGATTAATTCGGCTTTGGCAAGTTTAGCAATTGCATCGGCAACAACTTTTGCGTCAAGTTTGGTGATGTTTACAATGTCTCCAACCTGTAAACCTTTGTTCTCTTTCAGCACATTCAAGATGGCAGATTCAATCGCATCGGCAAACTCAAACTTTGCCTCTTCAAATTCTTCGGCTTTCTCTCCGTATTTGTTGAAGACAATCAGGTCACGCTCATCGTCCCAACCAAAAGGGTTTTGTTTTGACAATGCAACTGGTGTTTCTTCTTCCTCTATCTCATCAAATCCCAACTCTTTTCTTGCCTCATTTCGGTCAATGATTCCTGCGGTATATAACGCTTGATAATCCAATCCAATCGGTGGCTTGTTAATGGTTTCCAATCTCACCTGTGCAATAGGTTCAAGCAAGTACGAGAACACATCGTCAATCTTTTGTTGGCGTGGTTCAATGTAGGCGTGATGAAACATCTCATATGCCTCTATCAATTCCGTTCTACCGCCTAACTGACCTTCTACACGCACACCAAACAACATCGGAGAGTTGACCTTATGGGCAACAAATATCTCTTGTTGTACGGTCTTATTTAACAAGTCAAATTGCTTGTCAAAATCCGAAGGCTGAAGGTTTGAAATGACTGATTCTTTTTCGGTAGGATCGTTGTACTGAATAATCAACCCACCAGCATTGTCCGTGCCTTGATAGTTTTCTTTGAATCGTCTTGCAGTTGCACGAGCTTCTTCAGGTGTTGGAATCCCCTTGAACAACTGGATGTGAGTTTGTGCGGTGAATCCGTTCTTGATAGAATTCAGGTAGTAATTGGATATCTCGGTGTCAACCTCAATGTATTTCAACGCACCTACATAATCGGGCAAAGGATATTCACCTTGACCGGGACGATAGAACTGGCAGTAGTACAACTGCTTTGATTCTCTCGTGATTGGGTTGTATGGAACATAGTGAATCTTTTCCGCTTTGCTATCAGTCCAATCTGCACAATAGATGTAGTCACCTTCCAAACCTTTGCGGACATCCTTGAATGGGATGTGATAGTATTCCGCTGGAGCGGTCTTGGCTTTGTTCCAAATTACCTCTACACAAAAACCATTGAACAACTCCGCATCGTATGCAATCTTTGCTTTGAGTTCCTCGTAGGTCTCATAGGCGTTGATGTTCTTTAGTTTGGCTTCGGCTTTGGCGATGTCGGTGGTGTTTTGTCCGAAAACATCAGTACCAATACCAGCAATATAAGAAGCTTTTGCAGAAACGATGGCATTGTGCTTGGGTGATTTGTTAAATAACTCTACGAGAAAATCGGGATAGAGATTGTCTGCTCCGAAAGTCACGAACCCCTTTGCCTTGTTCTCCTTGAACACAGGCAGTTTGTTGTCGTGAAAATTAATCCTTTGGAATATCATCGTAATCAAATAGCAACTTAAAGTGATTGCAACATAGATACCAAATCAGGGTGCGGATAGACATCAATTTTGTCTGCACGAACCGAGTTGTGAGTGAACACTCCATTCTTTCCGCTCAAAGCTCTTTTGGTAACTTGCCAAATGTCCTCGTGATATGTCAAGTCAATGCCGTACTTCTCACGCCACAATAACAACAACTCTTTGGTTGATGCAATTTGCTCCTTCGTGTAGTTCTCAAAATAGGTAAATCCCTTATACGGCTTGTCAAGTTTGCAAACATCCTTGACCTCCTTGCCGACATAGTTCAAGAATTTGCCGTTCTTCTCTACCAAATAACCCCAATTGCAAATCTCAATGCCAATGGATGTCTTGTCAAGTTTGATGAATGGTAACCCTTTGAAGTGAGCAGATTTCAAACCCAAGTGGAACGCCCAATGTTTGGATGAGAACCCTTGAACGATTTCACCTGACCGACTTATCGCAACACAGGTTGCGATGTTTACTGGATCGGCATCCCAAAACTTGAAGGTTGCCACTCCGTCACCACCACCAGCGGTGTGATGCAAATAGATTTGTGATTTCGGTGACTCTTCTTTGTAGTAACCGTTGAATTTAACTTGTTTCATCCGTGAAGAAGTTTGTGATAAACTTGCCGAGTCCACCACATATGCCAATGATAAGCATCAACTTGGGATGGTCAATGTTTAACCCGGCAACAAACAACGATCCCGCAGCGATGGAATCTCCAAGCACACGGAATCTTTTTGGTGTTGGTTCAAAGTAGGATTTGAAACTTATCCTTGTCCTCTTTTGGGTTTCCACGATTTGTGTTTGTTAATATGCTTTGTGTGTCTGCGGAGTTTGTTCTTTGGCTTTGCCCTAAACGCTACCGAGTTAGTTGCCTTTGCCATCTATCCTCTTGATTTTCTTGTGGTAATATACCACAGCCAACACGCCCGATATAATACCAAGAATCCCCACGCAAAAAGTAACAATTGGCTGATAAGTTTGCGTGAAAGTGATGAGAGCTGAACTGCCTGAAATAGCAGTTGCAATAACCGCAGTCGTATCATTAAAGTTCTTCATTTGTACAATAAGGCGATTCAGGATTGAACTTACAAAATCTTTCGGTGTACAATGAATCATCACCGCTAAAAGTATGCACACCGCACGGCTTTGGGAAAACCTCAAACGGGGCAAAACTTGCGGGGGGTTCTGAATAAAACAGAATGTCTACCGCCCATTTGTCGCTTTGTTTTGTGCAAACGGGTTTGTCATCTTCCGTTCCCCACTCTAAACAAATAAACCCAATTTCAACAACTGCGCAATCTTTCCAAGTTGTCACGGTTTCCCCGCTTGGCGTGGTTGTGGTTTGTTGTATGTCTTTTTGGAGTGTTGCCCATTCGGTAGGGGTGAACTCAAATTTATTAAAGGTTTTCATTGTGTTAAATTGTTGTGAGTGAGGCAAGTTCTGCGTTTGTTAATCTTGTGGGAAATAAAATGGCTTGGTTAACTCCTGCGTCAATTGGTTCTGGTGTTCCAATTGAATTTTCATTTGAACCAATACCCGTTGCACTTAATCCCGTAGGTACTGCAGTTTCCGTGCTTGTTGCCCGTTGTACACCATTAACCCATAAAGCATAATCACCACTTTTATAAACAAATGCAATTTTTAATCTTCCCGCTGGTGGTGAATATGTTAGATTAAATGTTGCACCCGCTGAACAATAAACATTTATCACTTCACCCGCTTGGTATATTACAACTCGATTTGTAGCACTACCATCACTTACAAAGATATATCGACCATTATTTTGGGCTTCTTCGGTTACATCAACAAACAAAGTGCCTTGCGTCTGCCCAATCAAACTACTTATCCCCGTCTTAAAACAAGCATCCGCCACCCTTGTGGCACTTGATGATGTTGTTGGGATGTAGGATGTGGGGTAACTCGACGCTTCCAATTGTGCGCCGTAAATTAAAATGCCGTTTGTTCCGTTTCCAGTAGTTAAGGTGCTATCGGTTGGGATATTTCTAATAATTAAATCCGTGTCGGTATTAGTTGTGAAAACTAAAGCGCAACGATACCACCCGTTCCCATAATCGCTTACGGAAGCGGAGGCGCCAGTAAAGGCTCCCGCCGCTGTCGCAGCCGTAGTAATCGTACCGTCAAGAAGTGAAAATGTAGCCGAAGCATTGTTAACAATACTCGCCCCTTGTGCAATGATGTTTATTCTATTAAGTCCGCCTTGTTTTACAAAAGTAGAATATGTGTATTGAATTGCACTTGCAGCCTTTGTAATTGACTGAAGTGCATAGTTGCTAATACTTGAAAGCGATGCACCATTATCCGCTATTAACTTATCTGCGTTCTGCGTTCCATCGGGCGATGTGCTTGCATTTGCCGTTACGGTTGTATTATTCTTTGACCACGCTGCATTATCAAACTGCTCACTATACAAAGCCAAATTCGTACTCTGCTTCTCCAACAACAAACTCGGACACCCGCCCCCGCCATTTTGGTAGGTTAGGCGTGGAACATTTAATCGGTCGGTTGTGGGGAAATAGGGCTTGGCGGTTGAGCCTATGTTGGCTTGTGCGCCCCATAACCAAATGGTTCTTGCCGTTGCGCCTCCATATGTACTAATGGCAAAACCACGCAAACTTGGTGTGGCTGATGTAAAGCCAATTAACTGCCAATCTCCCGTTAAAGTAATATTTGGTTGACTTACATAAATGTCGTCTATGCTTATTGTTTCCCCCGCAGTTCCTTTAATGTAAACAAATCTTGTTGTTATTTCGCCATTCAATGAAACTGCTTGATAAATACTATTGTTTGCCCCACTAAATACAACCTTGTCGGCAGTTAAAGTTCCATTTGGTGCGGTTATGTCGTTTGCCGTTACTGTTGCGCCAAGTTTTGACCATGATGCGTTGTCAAATGTTTCACTTTGTTGCAACAAATTCCACGGCACTACCTCCACCAACCCCGCACTATTGATGCGTGTTCCGTTGGATGCACGGGTGAAACTTAAATCGCCCGAACCGTCGGTGGGAATCTGAGAATATACAACATCCTCTTTGTATCCGCTTGGTATCATGACAAGCGATGCTTGACTTAATAAGTTGCTCATAAGTTGTTCAGTTTACGCAATAGACAAGAGATACCTTCATAATAGCCACCATCGGTTGTGATTCGTGCCTTGTAACCTTGCACAATGTCCCATCCTTGTCCTTTGTATAGGCGACTTCGTGTGCCAATTCCGATGCCTATCATTTTAATAACCGATTACCGATCCTGAAGAGATGATGAACCCTGTGATTTTTGAAGAACCACCAGCGGGAAGATACGCACCTTGTTGCAAAGTGACTGCACTCAATCCTCGTGCTGAAAGTACATTTGTACCGTCAACGGAAAAAGATGTGAACACGGTGTCCTCTTGAACCACAAGAGCTGAATAACCGACTGCGGTCACAGTTCCAGTTGCGTGATACTTGAATCCATCGCCACCAGCGATGATGCTTGTTGAATTGCTCATTGTATGTAGATTTTTTCGTTTAGTGTTGGGTTGTATTCATTCTCGGTGAATGACTTT